GGCTTCCATTTACCGTCTGATCCGAGTACGTGCCAATAAGGTTGGCATTGATTAGCTCGTACCTTTTCGGTGCACTTGTAAGCAGCCCACGGCTTACCGGTGCTCTTAGCCGTACCCTCGGCCCAGATCATCGTGCCATGAGGACAACGAGGGGCCTCAGCGACTAGCTCGCCTCCCAGCTGCGTACCGATCTCGAGAATAGCCGTAGCCATCGTAGACATATCCTCTATAGATGCTTTAGTGCTCCATGGATCAGAGTCAGCCGGTAAAGTCTCTACCTTTTGCATATCTTGGACGGTAGGCCGCGAGTTATGCTCAAGGCTGGGAGTTAATAGACCGATCACGCGACCGTAAGCGCTTGTAATTGTGTCCTCGATAAACCATTTTTTCATATTGTTTGGATAAGTCGAGACGTTACCAAATGCGTAATCTACGGCGCTTGGCACGTTGTCCTCGTACTCACGATAGGCCTCAGCCTTTACTAATATCGTGCCTTTGATTAGATCGATATCCTCAATATAAGCTACTAATCGCCCGGCTGGATACTCTGATCTAAAGCGCTTAATACGTGCGTTTACATCCTCGTAGTTATCTAAAAACCCCATTAGATTAACTCGCTCTCTTTAAGAGCTTTAGCGATAGCGCGGCCTCGTACAAAACCCTCGCCGTGGCCCTCGCGGTATCCGATGGAGTAACCCAACACCATAAATAAAAAGCCTAGAGCACAAGCTCCAAGGCCTACCAATATATCTAAACTATTCATTATTAGCCCTTTGTTAAGGCCGATCAAGCTACTAACCGAGTAGCCCTCTCAGCGTTTGTAGTATCAGTATGAGGGCTGTTTGTCAGAAAGCAAAGCACAAAGCCTATTGGCGTGTCGCTACTTGGCTAACCTGTCCTCGAGCAAAATCTCATAGATGCGATCTACCCGCTGCTCTATACGCTCAACGCGCCCGGCTAGGTTATGGCCGCCGTTGCCGTCAGGCTTTAGCTCGGATAAGTAATACATAACCAGTTTACGGATGAGCCCAGCCCATAACCCCAAAATAGTAATTACCCCCAAGGTAATACCAATTACAAGCTGGGCTCTTTCCATTACTTAGTTACGCCAAACTGTCCCTCGGACGGTTGTACGGCCTTAAGTAGTGGCCCGATTAGCCCAGCGATAAACGCATTAGCTAATACTTTTGGATCGGTAATACCGCTCATATAAAGAGCTGCCGCACACGCTACAGCTGATCTTAGATAGGACTTACCTACCGCTATTGCTTGCTCTTTCATTTGTTGCTCCTAAGTGCCCTTTAGGATTTGTATTACTCTAAACCTAAACTAGAGATTAGGGCCTTAGCCTTGGTTGGTGTCACCTCGACCTCGAAATGCATATCGTCCGGCCGTGTCTTAAAATCGCCGCCCCACTTGAGGCCGTATTTTTTTGCCAGCGCCCGGATCATAGGTATTTTTTCAGCTGGGAAAGTCCCAGCCTTGCCGAGAGGATGCTTTGTAGCATTGAGATCGATAGCCGTGCCGGATGAGTGACAAGAGAGCTTAGTCGGATTGCCTCTAACCATCCTGTAGGCATAGCCCCAATCGTCAAAAGTGCCCTCGTCTATTGGCTCGATCAGCTCGTGAAACTCAGCGGCAAAAGCGGCCAAGAGTGGGCCCACACTCTCGGCACACCTTATTTTACGATCCGTACCCTTTACAGGGTAGGACTTTATTTTTATCTCTGCCGCATCTTTAGATGCTGGGTAGCCGTTGTAGCTAGTCTCCATCTGTATCCTCAGAATAAACGATCTCGGGCTTTATAAAAATATCCAAATCAGGATCGTATTTATATCCGATACCTGCATAAACGCCTCTAAAGTTATTGTTGTAGCTTGTTTGGATCCACGTGCCACCAAAAGTATCGGCACAAAATTGTGCTCCGATTGACTCTTGCTCGATTAAATTCTCATCCAATAAAACATCATTAGCAATTACAATAACCTGCGTAACGATATTGTTTTCATCTATTTTTGCAAAATGTGCCATGACTTTATCCAATCACTATAACTACGAAACCCGAGCCGCCTGTTGGAGTGCTCCCATTTCCGCCGCCGCCATCTCCTGTATTGGCTGATCCGCTTGTGGCACTATCGCCCGCACGACCAGCCGCGTAAGTAACTGACGATCCTGTTATTGAATTGGCTGTACCAGCGCCGCCTGTGCCGGATGTACCTGATGAAGCGTTGCCACCCGCGCCGCCTGATCCGCCACCGCCGCCGCCTCGGTTGTTAGTGTTACCACCACCTGCAAAAAAACCTGACCCGCCAGCGTTTCCTGCGCCGCCGCCATTAGCTGCGCCACCTGCAAATGAAGCAGAGCCGCCGCCTGATCCTGCACCACCGCCGCCGCCACTTGCACCAGCGACACCAGCCGTACCAGATGTGCAACCGCCGCCGCCTGAAGTGTAATAAATCGTTCCTATTTTGCTACCACCGCCGCCGCCACCTGCCGCTGCCCCACCTGCACCTACTGTGATGGTTTGTGAGCCAGCCGATAAAAATGCCGATGTTGTATAAATATAACCACCCGCACCACCACCGCCGTTTGTGCTGCCTGCGGTTGGCCCGGAAAATGCACCAGATCCACCGCCGCCAACAACAAGAATTTCACATGATCCAGCCACACCGATTGTGATTGTGCCCGATCCAGTAAATTTATAGATTGTCTTTCCGGGCCGGCTTGTAGTGTCAATAGTTGGAGATCCTGTAGATCCTGTGACAGTTGCTAATGGCGTACCGCTAGTACCGCCTTGCACAAATGGAAAACCAGTAAGTAGTGGACTCATGCGAATTTAACCGCCCCTCCGGCTAAAACTGTAAACGTGGCATTTGCCGTTTTAATAATCGTAAAAGAGTATGAGTCTATGGAGCTAGCGTTACCTGCCGCTGGAGCTGTACCGCCTGACCATTTCGGTGTAACACTTGAGCCATCCACTTGAAAAGCCGATGCGTAATAAGCGGTGGCACCATTAGTATTTAAGAAAACTGCGCTTACAGATTGACCTACAGACATAAGAGAGTTAAGAGTAGTAGATCCATCACCTCTAAAGTTAAGAGTAAAATTACCACTAGCGTTAGTTGTGTAATATAAAATGGCCTGAGTTACAAAATTAAAATTTATAGTACCTGTCGCAGCTGTAGCGCTGATAGTTATAGTTTCCTCAGGACTTGTAAGAGTTTTATTTGTAAGTGTCTGCGTACCATTAAGCGTTACATCACCGGCAGCTGCCGCTGACCAAACAAAATCCATATCTGTATTAGTATTTTTTGCTAATACCTGTCCAGTAGTGCCGCCCTTAAGATCAAGCATTGAGGCATCGATCGAGTCACCTAGTGCCTCTATAGCCGTAGCTCCATCTTTAACTAGGTCGGTGCTCGTAGGTACCGGCCATCCAAAATTAGGCGTAGTAGTTGCCATTACGTTAAACCTCCAAATGCGTTTTCCCACTCAAGTGTAGCGTTTACACCTGTCCAAATCAGGCTAGGCGGGCTCACCGTGTCCCATTGTGGCGCGACTAGAGAGAAATCTGTAGGGCTTAAGGTTAGGGTCATATCAACATATGCCGGTGTAGCTTTAATAGAAAAGCCCTCCACAAAGCCATTAAATGAGCCGTTAAACATATTGATCGGTAGATCGTTAATAATCATTGGCTGGCCAAAAAAAACGTCTATGAGTTTATTACGCTCGGCATCGGGCAGAGCTGAGTTATCTAATCTGAAAGTTAGGCTTTGTAGCTGCTCTCTAGGGATAGCGCGTAGGCCAAGCTCTCTAGCCATTACGGTATTTACATCGGATAAATTGTGTAGGTTAGAGCTAACGTCCCGCTGATACCTGCCGTAATTGGCTACCGAGTCTGTATCTATGGCTGTAGCTGTATTGGCGTAGTTATTACCATACTTAAATACTAAAGAGTTACGGATTTTTCCTATCTGCAAAATAGATTTAATACTAGAGGGAGTTGCGTAACTGGCCGAGATAGTCGTGTAGCCATTAGTAGATAAATAGGCTGTCCGGTGATCGGCATCGGCATAACAGACCCGCCCGGCTTTATCCTCGTACATATTACCGAGAGCGCTTTGTGCAATTTGGGCACAAAGGTTATAGCTACTAAATGGATCGGCAGCTCTCGAAATCATCTCATATAGTCCAGGCTGATCGATCTCGCCGAGTCCTACGTTTTCTGCATTGGCCCACGTTGTCGTAGGATCGTAAGTATTCCATTGTAAAGCTGGGGCTACCTCAGACCAAGAGTTAATAAGTAGCTCGTTAAGTATGTCGTAAATCTGATTACCGTCCTCGGTTTTAGCCAAGGCATCCGGGAAAAGGGCCTTAGTTAATTTGGCCAAAGATCCAACAGCCAATATATTACCGATTGTTATAAATCCTGTTTCCTCGGGAGATCGTACGGATATGCCAAAATCCGATACGGCGCCACCAAATACAGGTATATAAGTGCCGGAGCTGTTTTTTAATTCAAGGGTCAAAACATCGGTAACGTCAATATCAAAAGGTAGGTTAGTTGTATTGACAATATCTAACCGTGCATAGCCGGCGTTGCATTGGAGATCAATATCATCTCGACCTGTTGCCATAGTTACGCTTAGTACGGTGTCGTAAACCGTGGTACCTATGGTTATTCTCCACTCAGGTAGCCACGTCATAATACATAAACTCCAGAGTCGCGGTTAGTGGAGGTACCTCTTTGCCCTGATTGGTTGAATACGTTTTCTACCACTCGGGCCAGCTCCTCGGGATCTGTACCTAGACCCGCGTTAATAGTGATATTTACGTTACTACCCGCGTAGCCCATGGCAGACCCCGGGAAACCACTAGAGGCATAATCTCCGGCTCGACCGCTACCACCATATACGCCGCCTGTACCCGGTACAACAGGTACAAAGCTGCCATTAGCAAGTGCATCGTTTATTGCAACAGCTGTAGGGAAACCTTTAGGGCTGGCATTTGGATCGCTCAAGATAGGGGCCGCGTGAGTTGGCATTTTGCCGCTTTCCATATCGGCGATAACCTTTAACAGAGCGATAGCCTTTTCAAGGTTAGATATGCTAATTAGATCCTTAGGGGCAATATCCTTAAGAATAGACTCGATCTCTACAAGTTTAAGTTTTTGATTAGTCAAAGCGCTAAGGATCAGCAGATCCTTATTTAGCTTGGCGGTACCAGCCTCAATAGCTACTATATCTTTTGCCGCGATTGCATCCTCTAAATCGCTCATACTTTGCTTAACCCGGAGGCGAGCAAGGTCATTAGTGATTTGTAAGAGCTGGGCTTGATTGGTTATCTCGCCTAATTGGCGAGCTGTATTTGCGGTAGCTGCGGCGAGTTGGATCTTGTTAATATCAAAAGCATCCTCGCCTTTACCGAGGGCTAATCTAGCCTTATCGATGGCTAGTTGTAGCCTCTTGGCACTAAGTTTTTTTAATTCCTCAGCTGTAAGTTTTTTACTCTCTTTGAGGGCAGCGTTGTTATATCGAGACTCGAGCTCTCTTAAATGACCTAGACCGGACTCGGCAAAAGGATCCAGCGCCTTATTTTTTGCAGCATCGGCGTTATTCCAAGCCTCAGTAAGCGC